GCCCGCAGCGAATACGAGAAGGCCAACCTGCTGGAGCTGCAGCGCAAGACGCAGGAAGGCCTGTTGCTCCGCCGCGAGGATGTGGAGCTGGCATGGGGCCAGGCGGTGAACATCACCCGCACCCGCCTGCTTGGTGTGCCCAGCACCGCCAAGCAGCGCATCCCCCACCTGGAGATCGAGGAAGTGGAGCTGTTGACCACGCTGATCCGCGAGGCGCTCGACGAGCTGGCGGCCGGGGAGGTGAAGACATGATCACCGCCGACCCCGCCAAACTCACCCGGCAGATCCTGGCTGGCTTCAAGCCACCGCCACGGCTACGGCTGAGCGAGTACGCCGATGAGTTTGCGGTGATGACCGGCAACGCTGCCGAGAAAGGGAAGTGGAACACCCTGCCGTACCAGCGCGAGATCCTCGACGCCTTCACCGATCCGACCGTGGAGACGGTGGCGATCATGAAAAGCGCCCGAGTGGGCTGGACGAAGATGCTCGGCGTGGTGGTGCAGTTCTTCAGCCACCAGGATCCCTGCCCGGTGATGATCGTCCAGCCGGTGAAGGAAGACGCGGAAGGGTATTCCAAGGAAGAGATCAAGCCGCTGTTTGAGGACACCCCGGTACTGCGCGGCTTGATCTCAGAAAGCAAATCCCGGGGCACCGCCAGCAACACGATCCTGCTGAAGCAGCTCAGCAATGGCGGGCTGATTGACATCGTGAACGCGGCCAGCGGCAGATCATTCCGGCGCAAGTCCAGGAAGGTGGTGCTGTTCGATGAGGTGGACGCCTACCCCAAGCTTGACGAGGGCGACCCAATCAAGTTGGGCCGCAACCGGGCCGACTACTACTGGGACCGCAAGATTGGCCAGGGCGGAACTCCCATTTTCGCCGGTGGCAAGACAGAAGAGGCGTTCTTGCGTGGTGATCAGCGGCGCTTCTATGTGCCCTGCCCGTTTTGCCAGACCATGCAAGTGCTGCGCTGGGAGCAGATGATCCGCGAGGGTGAGCACGCCGGCCATTACAGCTGCGAGAACTGCGCCGAGCCAATCCCACACAGCAAAAAGCGATGGATGGTGGAGCGTGGCGAGTGGCGCCCCACGGCGATCAGTCAGCAGCCTGGCCTGGTGAGCTTTCACATCTGGGCCGCCTACAGCTACAGCCCGGCAGCGGAATGGACCGTGCTGGTGCGTGAGCACGCCGAAGCCCTGGACGCCATGCGCAAGGGCGATCCCGACGCCATGCAGACGTTTCGCAACACGGTCCTGGGCGAGCCGTGGGAAGACTCGATATCAGGCAAGCTCACCGGCGATGGCCTGGCCGAGCGGCGCAAAAACGAAGCCGCTGGCAACGGCTATCCCGAGGGCACGGTGCCTGATGGCGTGCTGCTGCTTACCGCTGGCGTGGACGTGCAGGGCGGCGGCGGCACCACCGGCGAGCGGCTGGTGTTGACGGTCTGGGGCTGGGGCCGTGGTGAGGAGGGTTGGCACCTGGGCCATTGGGAGATCGATGGCGACCCGCAGCAGCCAGAGACGCTGGCCCAGCTTGACCAGATCGCCAAGACGAAATGGCGCAAGGCCGATGGCACCGAGCTCCGGCTCACCATGGGCGGCATTGATGACGGCGGGTACGCCACCCATGAGGTGCGCGACTGGTGCCGGAGTCGCACCTCGAGCTGGGTGCCGATGAAGGGCGCACACCAGAAAGGCAAACCGCTGATCGGCCGGGGCGTGCCGGTGGACGTGAACCGGAAGAACCAGGGCATCACGAAGAAAGGCGTGATGTTGTTCAACGTCGGCTATGACGCCAGCGTGAACCACCTCCAGGGCCGCCTGCGCAGCGAGCAGCCGGGCCCCGGCTACCTGCATTTCGGCATGGCCAGCACCGATCAATTCCTGGCCGAGCTGTTCCCCTGGAAGCGCATGCCGAAGCGCGACAAGGGCCAGACCACCTACAGCTGGGTGCTACCTGCTGGCTCCAGAGACGAAGCCGGCGACTGCACCCGCATGGCCTATGCCGCGTTGCAGCTGTTCACCCGCCGCTACAACCGGGCCACCATGTGGGACCAGCTAGAAGCCAGCCTCACCAAGCCAGCTGCCACCCCCCAGCGCCAGGCCAAGGCCACACCGGCGCAGCCGTCATTCCTGACGAACTGGTGAGATCAGGCTTCCTAGTCTGAGGCCATGACAATCCCGCCGACATTCCGCTCCGGTGACACGGTGAGCTGGCGCGATGAAGCCACCACCGACAGCCTGGGCGTTGCCGTCACCAGCGCGACCTGGGCGCTGTCGTTCTTCCTTCGATCAGCCACCGCTGGCGCTGGGCTGACCGTGGCAAGCACCGCCTACGGCAACGGCTGGGAGACAACGATCAGCTCGACCAATTCCGCCACCCTGGCGGCTGGTGCTTATTACTGGCAGGCCCGAGCCACCAGCGGCGCGCAGGCGATCACGATCGGCAGCGGATCGCTCACGGTACTGGCGGCCCTGAATTACACCGGCGCCCCTGCCGCCTTCGATGGCCGCAGCCAGGCACGGAAGGATCTTGAGGCGGTGCAGGCGGCCATCCGCAGCCTGATCAGCGGCGGTGCAGTCAAGCGCTACACGATCGGCACCCGCCAGCTAGAGCGGTTCAGTCTGGCTGAGCTGATCGAACTGGAGAACAACCTCAAGTCCGACGTGGCCAAGGAAGAAGCGGCGCAGCGGATGGCCAACGGCCTGGGCGATCCCCGCAATCTGTTCGTGAGGTTTACCTGATGGCGTTTGGATTGGGCTTCTCGATTCGTGAACGGCTGGGTCTGCGCAAGCCAGAGCCGTCAAAGCCGCAGCGCCGCGCCTATGCCGGCGCCACGGCGTCGCGGCTGACAGCTGACTGGGCAAGCGGCGGCAGCAGCGCCGACAGCGAGATCAAGGGCAGCATCAGCAGGCTGCGCAACCGCGCCCGTCAGCTGGTGCGGGACAACGACTACGCCAAGCGCGCCAAGAGCCTGGTCACCAACAACGTGGTCGGCACCGGCATCCGGCTGCAGATGCAGGTTCGGATGCAGGGCACCACCAAGCTGGACAAGGTGACCAACGACGCCATTGAAGCGGCCTGGCAGAAGTGGACCCGCAAGGCCACCTGTGATGTTGCCGGCCGCCTGAACCTGCATCAGATCGAGCGCATGGCCATGGGTGCCATGGTCGAATCGGGGGAGATCCTGGTTCGTCTGGTGCCGCAACCCTTTGGCGGCGGCCGAGTGCCGCTGGCGCTGCAGGTGTTCGAGAGCGATCAGCTCGACGAGAACTACAACGGTGGCAGCACCGTGCCGGGCAACGAATGGCGCATGGGTGTGGAGGTGGATCGCTTTGGGCGCCCGGTCACCTATGCGTTCCTGACGAAGCACCCGGGCGACACGGCCCTGGGCGGCAGCAACCCCAACTCCCGGCATTTGCTGGTACCAGCTGCCGAGGTGCTGCACCTGTTCGTGCCAGAGCGTCCGCAGCAGACCCGAGGCGTTTCGTGGTTTGCCGCTGGTATTCAACGGCTCCACCACCTGGCCGGCTACGAGCAAGCGGCGCTGGTGCGGGCCCGGGCAGCGTCGGCACTGATGGGGTTCATCACCAGTCCGGAGGGCGCTGGCGACACCTACGGCGAAGAGGTGATCGATGGCGAGCACGTCACCAGTTTTGAACCGGGCATGTTCAAGACGCTGTTCCCCGGCCAGTCCGTGGAGGTGCCGCAGATCAACGCGCCAGATGGGCAGCTGGAGCCGTTCGTGCGCGGAATGCTGCGAGCGTTTGCCAGTGGCATCGGCGTGAATTATGCGGCGCTGTCGGGCGATTACAGCCAGAGCAACTACAGCAGCTCTCGCTTGGCGCAGATCGAGGACCGCGATTGCTGGAAGATGCTGCAGCAATACCTGATCGATGAGCTGCTGACCCCGGTGTTTGAGCGCTGGCTGGAGATGGCTGTGCTGAGTGGTGAGCTCAGACTGCCGGACTATGACTTGGCGGTTGATCGTTTCCGCGCCTGCCGGTGGATGGCCCGCGGTTGGAGCTACATCGATCCCCTGAAGGACGTGGAGGCCGACAAGGCCGCCATCCGCTGCGGCCTGAAGACCCAGGCCCAGGTGGTTGCCGAGCAGGGTGGCGACATTGAAGAGCTCATGGTGGCCATGGCCGCCGAGCGCCAGCGGGCACAAGAGCTGGGCCTGACGCTTGACATTGACCCGGGCAAGGTGAGCGACGCCGGCCTCACGCAAGCGCGCCCGGTGGGGTCGATCATTCCGCAAGACCCGTACATGCCGGACGACACTCAGGCGGGCGACTCAACCGGAGTTCCTAGCCTGAGCCAAGATGAGGTGGGCAATGGACTTGATGCGTGACCTGGAGGGCCAGACCCATCGCCGCGCGGCGTCGCTGGATGGCGCCGCCATCAGCAGCGAAGACCGCACGATGGAGTTCAGTTTCTCCAGCGAATACCCGGTAGCGCGTTATTACGGCAACGAAGTGCTCAGCCATGAGCGCGGCGCCGTTGACCTGGGCCGCCTGTCTGACGGCGCTCCGGTCCTGTTCAACCATGACCCATCGCGCGTGATCGGCGTGGTCCAGCGTGCCTGGATCGACGACGAAAAAAAGCGCGGCATGGTGTCGGTCAAGTTCTCCCGTAATGCGTTTGCGCAGGAGGTGATGACCGACGTGGCCGATGGCGTTTTGCGCAATGTCTCGGTCGGCTATTCCATCGTCCAGATGGAACAGCGCGGCGACAACTTCGTCGCCACTTCGTGGCAACCCTACGAAGTGTCCGTGGTCGGCATTCCTGCCGATCCAACCATCGGCATCGGGCGAAAGCTCGACACCGATGACGCGGCCCCAGCCGCAACCCCGTCCCCTATTCCTTCCCCTACTTCCATGGAAGACACCAGCCTCAACATCGAGGCGGTGCGGGCGGAAGCGGCTGCACAAGCCGCCAACGCCGAGCGCACCCGCATCGCCAGCATCAATGCCCTGACCGAACGCCACGGCCTTAAGGATCTGGGCACCACCCTGATTGAAAACGGCCGCAGCATCGACGAAGCCCGCGCTGCGGTGCTTGAGAAGATCAGCGCCAAGCCTGTCGAAACCGTCAAGCCGGTTGACATGGATCAGCGCGACGCCAGCCGCTTCAGCATCACCGCCGGCATCCGTGCCGCGCTGTCTGGCGACTGGAGCTCCTACGAAGCCGGCATGGTGCGCGAGATGAGTGCCGAAGTCGCCAAGTCGATGGGCCGCGCCCCTTCGGCTGAAAAGGCTTTCTTCATTCCCTTCTCTGCTCTGACCCGGGCGACTTATGTCACTTCGGGGAGTACGACAGGCGGAAATCTGGTGCAGACCGACCTGCTCGACCAGGACTTCATTGAGTTCCTGCGCAATCGCAGCGTGATGCTCGCCGCTGGTGTTCGCACCATGCCCGGCCTGCAGGGCAACGTGGCGATTCCCCGCCGCTCTGCTGTTGCGACCACCTACTACCTGAGCAGCCAGACCACCGCCATCACCCAGTCGGAGTCCACCTTTGACCAGGTGACCCTTTCGCCGAAGAACCTGGCTGCGCTGTCCAAGTACAGCCGCCAGACCCTGCTGCAATCCACCCCCGGCATTGAGCAGCTGGTGCGCACCGACCTGATCGACGGCATCAACGTTGCCATGGATCTGGGCATCCTCAACGGCTCCGGCTCCAGCGGCCAGCCCACGGGGATCATGCAGACCAGCGGCATCGGTTCGGTGGCCATCGGCACCAACGGTGGCGCCATCACCCTGGAAGCCCTGGTGAACCTCGAAACCGAGCTCACCATCGACAACGTGCCGGTTGATCGCAACTCGGTCAGCTACATCACCAACGCCAAGGTGATGGGCAACCTGAAGAAGTTGCGCGCCGGTGGTTCGTCCTCCAGCGATGGCCCCTTCCTGGTGAACGACAACCTGCTGGCCATCGGCCGCGGCGCCACCCCTTCGGTGGTAAACGGCTATGCCGTCTACGTCACCAACCAGGTGCCTTCCACCCTGACCAAGGGCAGCAGCTCCACCTGCTCGGCGGTGCTGATCGGCGACTACAGTCAGGCCATGGTGGGCCTCTGGGGTAACGGCCTCGAGATCACGGTCGGCGAGGACAGCGACGACTTCTCCAAGGCGCTCACCAGCGTCCGGGGCATCGTGTCCTACGACGTGGCGGTGCGCGAACCAAAGGCCTTCGCGGCCTGCCTGGACGTGACGACCAGCTGATAAGGGCTCAGGCTCCCAACCCTGACCGGGGCGGCATCTACCGCCCCTTTCCCCTATGAAGATCCTCATCCTTCGCAGCACCCTGGCCAGCGGCATCCACTTGGAGGCCGGCACCGTCCAGGACGTATCAGACGACGACGGCGCCCTGCTGGTGCGCTTGGGTCGTGCCAGCACCGAGCTGCCGCCCGTGCCCAAGCCCGCGCGCAAGGCAAAGGAGTTCGCCTGATGGCCTTTACCGAGGATCTCACCGTCTTCCTCGACCTCAACGGCTTCGGCGTCCCTGTGGTCGCCGGGGCCGTTTCTGGTGTGGGCATCCTTGACATGAACTCCGAGCTGATCCTCGGCGGTGAGATCAACGTGATTGATTATCTGCTCACCGTGCCCACCGCAACATTCGGCGGGCTGGGCTATGGCTCGGTGATCACGGTGGATGGCACCGGCTACAAATGCGAAACCCAGCCGATGCGATTTGACGATGGCACCTTCTGCCGGGTTGCCCTGGTGCCGGTGGCCGTGAACGGCATCACCACGTTGGCTGGCCTGAGGCTGACCACGCTGGACGGCCGCTATCTGATCACACTCTGACTTCCTAGCCTGAGCCCATGGCTGATACGACAATCACCGGGCTGCCAAACGCCTCCGCGCTGACCGGCACGGAGCGGGTGCCAATGGACCAGGCCGGCACGACGGTGGACGCTGCGGCCTCTGCAATCGCCGCCCTGGCCACTGCCGCAACGGTCGGGCTAGGCAGCTGCAACAACACCGCCGACCTTGCCAAGCCGATCTCCACAGCCACGCAAACGGCGCTGGATCTGAAGGCCAACGCTTCCGGCACCCTGGCCCAGTTCGGCTCCACCACGTCAGCGCAGCTGCTCGGGGTGATCAGCGACGAAACCGGCACCGGCTCGCTGGTGTTTGCTACATCGCCAACGCTGGTCACCCCGCTACTTGGAACACCGGCATCGGGCACGCTGACGAACTGCACCGGGCTGCCATTCGACGCAGGGGTGAGCAACAAGCCCACCACGCTGAGCGGCTACGGCATCACCGACGGGTTCACCCAGGCCAATGTCCGCGCAACACCGATCAGCGGCTACGTCAGTGGCGCCGGGACTGTTGCCGCAACAGACACGATCCTGCAGGCGATCCAGAAGCTGAATGGAAACATCGCCGCCAGCAGTGGCCTACCAGCCAGCCTCACCGCCGACGGCAGCAACAACCTAACGCTCACGGCCAGGTGGATTCAATCAACCAATGGCGCAGCAAGTGCCCCGCCTCATTCGCTGACAGGCACATGGTTTACGGGTGGTACAAGCACCACGACCAAGCCACAGTTTTTAATTGAACCGGCGGGGACGACTTCTAATAATTACAACACGGCAGGGACAGGTTTTGCAGTTAATGCTCCTGCTGGGTTTGCGGGGAATCTGCTGGATTTGCAGATCGGCGGTGCTCGGCAGTTCGCTTTTGGTTCCGATGTTTCAATACAAGGAGGCAATGCTCCGTTTGCGGTCAAGACATTTAGCAGTAATTCGTTTGAAGTCTGGATAAGCAATACACGTTCGTTTCAGTTAAACTTTGGCCAGGGATTGAAACTCAACAAAGAATGGGCGTGCTCCTGGTCGTCAGGCAATGATGTAAACAACACGATCGACCTTGCCCTATTCCGGGACAGCGCCAATGCACTAGCACAGCGTAACAGCACCGAAGCACAAGCCAGCCGGATCTACAACACCTATACAAGCGCTACCAACTTTGAGCGAGCCAAAATCGAATGGGCCAGCAACACCCTGCGAATCGGCACCGAAAAGGGTTCCGCAGGCGGCACTGCCCGCGACATGGAATTGCAAACTGACGGCACAACTCGGATAACAGTTAAAGCCAGCGGGGCCATCATTTTCGGCGGCCTACCAACATCTAACCCGAACGTCGCGGGCCAGTTGTGGAACGACGGCGGAACTCTCAAAATCTCCGCCTGATCGCCATGACCTCCTCCAACCTTAGTATCAGCCTCACCGACCCCCGCGCCATCGACGGCTGGATAGAAGCTGCCAATCGAGCGGGTTTAACCCCTGAAGCCATGGCGCTGGAGCTACTGCAGGAGCAAGGAATCCGCTACGCCGATCTGTTCAAGATTGGCGTTCTGACTAGCGCTGCCTTTGTTCAAAGGTTTACACCGGCCGAATATGGCGCCATCCGTGCAGCTGCAACCCAATCAGCCGAGGTGGCCAACTTAATTGGTGAGCTGGTCAACAGCCCCCTGGTGGTGCTCACCGACCCGCGCATTGCTCCAGGGCTGGCCATGCTCACAGCGGCTGGCCTGCTGGCTGAAGGCAGAGCGCAGGAGATCGTGGCATGGGTGCGGCCTTCCTAACCTATAGAAAGACCAGCCGGATCAATGGGTGTCGCCGAAACCATCGCAGCCATGGCCGTGGGCATAACAGCGCTCACCACGGCGGCATCTGGGGTGAAGGCGCTCTGGGCAATCTCCAGAGGGCTGGGCACCTTTGAAGGCAAGATCCTGGAGATCCTTGCGCATCACAAAAACACCCTCGACGACCACGAAGATCGCCTACGTGCGGGGAAACTATGAATTGGATTACTGCTGCCATGCTGGCCGGCTACATCGGGATCTGTGAATACAGAGCCCCGAGCCCCTGGGTGGCCTGTGAGAGCCGCTGGAATTGGGCGCTGGGCGTGTTGGTGCCCAGTCCCATCCAAGGTGCCGTGAACCGCTTCCTGCCCGGCCGGCGCCGCCGATCTGATGCCATTCCTGAGGAGCCAAGGCCGTGACCAGCAAGAGCGAACAGATCCTCGCGGCCATCGCCACAGCCCTGGCCCCCACGGCTGGCATCAGCTCACGGGTGTTTCGGGATCGCTGGGAAGCAGTGGCCCGCAATGAAATGCCTTGCATCGTGATTGAGCCGCTCAGCGAAAACGACGAGGTGCCCACGGTGGGACCGATCAACACCGACCTGGTGGTGAGCATTGATGTGCTGATCAGCGGCGAACCGCTCAGCACCCTGGCCGACCCGATCCGAGTGGACATGCATAGCCGCCTGATTGCGGCCACCTTTGCCGGCCTGGGCGTAATCCACGTCTACCCCCAGAGTCGGGAATGGCAGGCCCAGTCTGGCGAGATCGGGATCCTGAGCAGTTCCTACGCTGTGCGGTATCGCAGCTCGCTCAGCGATCTGACGGCATGACCGCCAAACCGCTCCCGCCCAGGCCCACCACTGCCGGCACCTTCCTGCTGGTGGATGGGGAATGGGTCAACCAATTCCCCACTCAATCCCCCGAGGTAGAGACCAATGGCAACGACCCGGCGCCAGATTTTGATGGTCCGAAAGGAAACGAGCTACGCGGAGGCGGGCAGCGCAACCGGAACTAATGCCCTGCTGGTGCTGAATCCGCAGATCACCCCGCTTGATGGTGATCTGCTGGAGCGCGAGATCATCGATAGCAGCTTTGGCCGGGTGCGCTCGCGCATCATCGCGATGCGCAAGATGGGGCTGCAGTTTGACGTTGAAGCCGCAGGCTCCGGCACCGCTGGCACCGCACCGAAGTACGACCCGCTGCTTCTGTCGTGCGGCTTTAACTCCACCGTTGTGGCCAGCACGTCGGTGACCTACGCCCCGATCAGCACCACGCCCGACAGCTGCGAGCTCTATCACAACTGGGACGGCAACAAGCACCAGGGCCTGGGCGCACGGGGCACGTTCGATCTGGCGTTTGAGGCCGGCCAAATCCCGAAGTTCAGCTTCACCATGACCGGCATTTATCAAGCCCCCACAGACGTGGCCTTTCCGACCCCCACCTACAGCAACCAGGCCGCGCCGGTGGCGTTCGATTCCACCAACACCGCCACGGTGACGGTGGCAAGCCTGTCGGCTTGCGTGGCGGCGTTCAACCTGTCGCTGGGCAACCAGGCTGAGTTCTTTGATCACGCCGGCTGCACCAAGCAGGTGCGCATCAACGATCGCATGGTGGAGGGTTCCATCACCATCGAGCGGCCTGACGCTCTGAGCACCAAAGATTTTTACGCGCTCGCCATCGCCGGAACCACCGGCGGGATCAGCTTCACCCATGGCACCGTCGCCGGGAACCGCCTGGCGGTGAGCCTGCCCACGGTGAACTTCGGCCCACCCAAGCCCGCCGACATCCGCGGCATCGCCGGCCTGGAGATCCCCTTCGTGGCGCTCCACACCGCCGGCAGCAGCGACGAGCTGAGCCTGGCCTTCACCTGAACCCAGCGGCTCAGGCTGGCGATTCTGATCACCCACATCACCCCGCACCATGGGATTCAAGCTCTCCACCGCCACCAGTTACCCCTGGCCCGTAGCCGGCAGGGTGGCTGACACTCGCTTCACGTTTACCGCTCAATTCGCCTTCCTGGATCAGGAGCGCATCGATTACCTGCTGGTGGCATCTGCCAAGCGGGCGGCGTTGCTGAGGCGTGGCGAGGACGACCCAGAGCTGGAAGGCATCACATCCAGGGCAATCGCCGCCGAGGTGCTGGTGGGCTGGTCTGGTGTGACTGATGACAATGACGAGTCCGTTGAGTTCAGCGCTGCAGCGGCTGACAAGTTCCTGAGGATTCAAGGCGTGGCCCGGGCGGTGGCTGACGCTTGGGGCGAAAGCCTGGAGGGAGCCAGGGCGGGAAACTCCAAGGCGCCGCGCGGCATTGGCTGAGCGGCGCTGGCAGCACGGATGACCTGCAGGAATCGGCAGCGGCCTGGGGCCTGGAGCTGCCGCAAGAGCTGACCGAGCCAAAACATTTTGAGGTGTGGCCGGAGAACTGGGAAGCGGTGCGCCTGTTCATCCGCTGCCAAACGCAATGGCGCACCGACAACGGCCACCGCACGGGCCTGATCTATTCCGAGCTGCTCGCCATGGGTAGCCTTTATCAGGTTGGCAACCTGAGCCAGGTCGTGGAGGACGTGCAGGTGATCGAAGCCGAGATCCTGATTCAAGGAGCGAAGCGCTGATGGCCGCCAACATGGACGCGCTGCTCAGG